CCCCCGAGCCCACCGGCGTCCCCCGCACCGCCCGCCCCGACCCCGCCAGCGCCGCCGACTGGCCAGCCCCCCGCGCCGCCGACCCCGCCAGCCCCGCCCGCCGACGACGAGCTGACCAAGCTGCGCGCCGTGCTGGACGACGAGCGCAAGCAACGCAAGGCAGCCGAAGCCAAGCTCGACAAGCTGACCCGCGAGGGCATGACCGAGCAAGAGCAGGCGATCGCCAACGCCAAGGCCGAGGGCAAAGCCGAAGCCGCCGCCGAGCACGCCCGCGCCCTGGCCGCCGCCGAGTTCCGCGCCCAAGCCGCCGGGAAGATCACGAACCCCGACGCGGCGCTGGCCGTGCTCGACCTGAGCAAGCTCGTCAAGGACGGCAAGCCCGACGCGGCCGCGATCGCCGCCGTCGTCGCGCAGCTCGCCGTCGTGCCCCCGCCGCCCGGCCACATCCCGGCAGGCCCCCGTCAGCCGAGCCCGAACGGCGGCGACTGGATGGGCGATCAGCTCCGCAGCATCCACAATCGGGGCTAGACCGTAGCCTGTAGCGTGACCCTCTGGCGCGAAGGCGACGACGACGACGAGCCCGACATCGTGTGCCTGACCTGTCTCGTGCGCCCGCCCCGGCCCGGCTCGGTCTACTGCTCGCGGCTGTGCCGGGCGCTTCACGCGCTGCGCATCGTGCGGTTATGCTGGCCCCGTTGCCGTGGGCGTGATGCGACGGCAGCCGGTAGCCGAATCCGGGGCGCTTCACTCGGCGTGGTCCGAGGCCCCGCGCGAGCGTGATGCAGCGCGGCCAGGTGGCGCACAAAGCGGCGCGATCCCTTCCTGCCCCGAAAGGCCGCGCCATGCCCCTGTCCGATTTTTCCGGCATCATCCCCCACGAGTACAGCCAGCAGATCATCGAGGAGGCCACCGCGCAGTCTGCGGTGCTCCAGCTCGCGCAGCTCTTGCCGATGGGCACCCGGATTAGCGAGCTGCCCGTGCCCGCGACGCTGCCCACCGCCGAATGGATCACGGGCGCGAACCTGCCGCCGGGCGGCGCTGGCCGCAAGCAATACACGTCCATGCGGCTCGCCCCGCAGGTCGTCACGGCCGAGGAGATCGCCGCCGTCGTGGCCATCCCCGATCAGTACCTCGAGGACAACACGATCAACCTGTGGAACTGGTGCAGGCCCAGGATGGCCGAAGCGATCGCGGTCCGGCTCGACCAGACGGTGCTATTCGGCGGGCCGGGAATCCCGCTCACATTCCCGGTCGGCGGGGTCACCGCCGCCGCCTTTTCGGGCACGGTCGATCCGGCCGGGGCCTTCGACGCGGTAGACGGCGTTAACCAGGCAATGAGCATGGTCGAGACGCAAGGGCTCGCGGTCACCGGCCACTCGGCCGACATCGGCACCAAGGGCCAGTTCCGGGGCGTGCGCGACGCTAACGGCTCGCTCTTGCTCGGCACTGAGCAGGTCGGCCAGGTTCAGCGGCCCACCATCTACGGGGTGCCGGTGGCCTACAGCGGCTATCCCCTCGCGTCGCTCGCCGTCGCCGAGTTCATTACCGGCGCGTGGCAGTATCTCGTGATCGGCGTTCGCCAGGACATCCGGTTCCGGTTCGACCCCTCGGGCGTGATCGTGAACCCGGCCAACGGCCAGGTCGAGGTCTCGGGCTTCCAAGACAACGTGACGCCGTGCAAAATTTGGGCTCGCTTCGGGTGCACGATCATCAAGCCCGTGACCCCGCGCGTGCCCGGCGGCGCGACCCCGTTCGCCAAGGCCCGGCTCTCGCTGATGGTCCGGCCGCCGCCGCGCCGCTGGAGGACAGCGGCAGCTCTCGCGCCAAGGCCCCGGCGAAGTAGCCGCATGACGTCGATCAGCCCGCCGTCGTGGGAAGCGTGGGCACCGCCCCTAGCGCCGCCCACGACTGGCGGGCTGCCCCGAGACGAGGCCCAAGCGATCGCCGACGCCTGCTGGGACGACGAGCCGCACCTGTGCGCCGCGCTCCAGTGGGAGCACTACGCGGCGACGCTGCCGCCGACGCCCGCCGTGTCGCTCGTGCAGACCGGCGCGCAGTCGGTGAGCTACAGCCCATCGGGGCCGGTCGGCGAATACGGCCTCGCGATCAGCCGCGCCAACTGGCACCGCTCGTTCCTCGACCAGCTCGTGTCGGTCCCGCTGCGCGTCGCGCCCGTCGAGCTGCCCGAGCTGCCGATCGACGCCGACTGGTGGCCAGCCGAGATCGGCGGCGAGTCGTGACGGTGCTGCTGGCGAGCGACGCGGTAGCGCTCTACCTGCCGGGCGAGCTGGACGCGCACGGCTGGCGAGAGCCCCCCGACGACGCGACGAGCAGCCGCCCCGTGTGGTCGGGCGTCGGGAATCTCCAGCTCTACCAGGGCACGAGCGATCCGCGCGCCGAGAGCGGCGGCGGCCGCGGACCGCACGACCCGAACCGCGTCGCCGCCGGAAACCTGTTCCTGCCGCCGGGCGCTGACCCGCTCGACGGCATGACCGCAGTCGTGCGCGGGCAGGTGTGGGTGCTCTCGCTCGTGCGGTTCATCACCGACCCGACCGACCTCGCGGGGTTTCTCTCCTGCTGGTCGTGCGCCGTTACGGAGGCCCCTCGTGGCTGACGCGGCGCGGTTCACGGTCACTCACGCGATGGCGCGCCGCCTGGTCGTCGCGCCGCAGATACGGGAGATCGCCGCGCAGCTCGCCGCCGACGCCGCGCAGCGCACCCCCCGATGGTCGGGCACGATGGCGGGCGGCTATCGCGTCGTGCCCGGCCGAGACCCCGGAACGTCGCTCGTCGTCAATGACACCGAATGGGCGCGTTACGTCGAGTACGGCACCCGCCGCAGGCCGGCCAGCGCGCCCCTCGGGCAGTCGCTCGCCGCAGCGCGAGGCAAGTACCGATGACCGCCGCGCCCGTGATCGTGCAGCCCGACCTAGAGGCGTGGGTGTGGGCCCAGATTCGCGACCTGCGCGCCCTCGGCGATCTCACGTCGTTTAGCTACGCCGCGACCCAGAACTGGCCCGGCTGGATCATGGCGCATTTCATCCAGATCGACGCGCGGCACAACCGCAAGGAGGGCGCGCGAGCGCTCGCCGAGACGGTGCGGCAGACAATCGTCGCGCTCCCCGACGTCGACTGGCCCGAGGGCACCGTCTGTTACGTGCAGCCCGTCGAGGGGCCGTTCTGGCTCCCCGACGACGACGGCCGACCGCGATACACGGCGCGGTACGAAATCCGTGTCCATCCCCGCCGAAGCGCCGCGCCCGCGCCTGCTGAGGCACCGTAGGAAGGAAAACCCGCCATGCCCCCAGCCCCGCCAGCTACCGGCGTACTCGACCCGTCCGAAGTGCAGGTCGGCACCGCCAACGGCCCCGGTATCTATCTCGCCCCTGCGGGCACCGAAGCGCCCGAGAACACGTGGGACGACTGGGAAGCCCCGTGGAAGGTGCTCGGCTATCTCAGCGACGACGGGCCGACCGTGGGCCAGAGCGTCGATCAGGAAGACCTCACCCCGTGGCAGTCGGTCGTGCCGATCCGGTCGGTTGTCACCGGCCGCGCGGTGACCTTGCAGTTTGTGCTCTGGCAGCTCAACGGCGACACGATCGCGCTCTACTTCGACGCCGACCCCGCCGCCGAGGACAGCGACGGGCTGCTCGAAATGAAACTGCGCAGCGACACGCCGCAGCACCTCTACGCGGTCGGCATCGACAGCCGCGACGCCGAGCGGGTGCTGCGCATCGTGTTCGGCCGCGCGTCGCTGTCCGACGCGGGCGATATGCAGATCACGCGCGGCGCGACGGTGCCGCTCGACTGCACCCTGTCGGCGCTGGACGACGCGGGCGACCTCGCGACGATCCTGCTCGGCCCGGCCGAGGACCCGTCCGCGCGGCGCGCTCGTGCCTCCGCTGACAAGGCGGCGTGACCGCCAGCCCGGACGCCAACGGGCTAGCGACGTTCGATCTCGGGGCTGCGGCTGACGCTGCGGCTGCCGAGGCCAACGCGCGACCGTTCGCGTTCACCTACCACGGCCAGAGCTACGAGGTCCCCCCGTCGACCGCCTGGCCGATCTCGTCGCTGCGCGCACTCGTCGCCGGGGACCTAGAGGGCGCGCTGTCCGACCTGATCGGCGCCGAGGCGTTCGACGGCATGTGCGCCGATGGGCTCAAGCTCGGCGAGCTAAACGTGCTATTCGGCGAGATCGCCAAGCAGAGCGGAATGAGCCTCCCAAATTTGCCACGGCCCAAGCCGCGCGGTTCGACCCGGACGTCGAGGCGGTAATGCTCCAGGTGTACGGGGTCGACGTGCTCGACCCGCGTACGTCTGCACGGCGGATCGCGGTGCTGCTCGACAGGCTGCCCCCCGACGCCCGCCGGTTCGGCGAGCAATGGAGCACTGAGGCCGAGCTGCTCGCGTTGCTGATCGACCACGTAGCCGCCCTGACGTGGGTCACGCTCAAGGCGCACGGGGCCAAGAACGCGCCGAAGCCCCGCCCGATGCCGCGCCCCGGACGACGCGCTGAGCTGGGCGCGCCGCCGCAGGGTTCTCGAAACGGCACCGGAAATGAGGGGGCTAAGGCGGGCTCGTGGGCCGACGCCGCGAAGATGCTCGCCGGGATTCCCGGCGTGAAGGTGCGCGGCGATGGCCAGTTACAGCTACGGCGGGC